GGTCGCTGACCTGTTCCTGCATTGCTCCGTAGGCTTGGCGGGGGTCCTTGGCGATTTTCTTTTCGGCGTTCAGGATCACTTCTGCGATCTCGGAGATGCTATCAAGCGCGATGCTTTCAAAGCCTGCACCTTCCTCGCTCATTATATAGCTGTATGCTTCGCGCAAATCCTCAATGGTCTTGATCTCGATGTAGGCAAGGTCAGCATCTTGGATCGACAGCAAGCCCGCCTCGGCGCTGAGGACGAGAGGGTTCGGAAGGGTCTTGATGAGGCTAGTTTTGCCTGCACCTGCTTGCCCGTAAACAAGCAGCTTGACGCCGTTCTGGGCGAGGTCGCGGGTGCGTTTTAAGGAGATAGCCATTAGCGGTTACCTCCCAACCGAGCGATTTCAGCAAGCACCGCCATTGCCACGCAGAGCGCGCAAAGCGGGCCAAAGATTACGAACAAATCAAAGCTAGACATTTTTTTGCTCCTATACGTGATGGGCGGGGCCGAAGCCCCGCCAAGGCGATTACTGAATCTCGGAAAGTTCTATGTTACCCAGAGAGTCTATCGCGCTCTCGATATAGCCCAGCGCATCTTGCAGGGTGCTAAACTCGTCCTGCTGTTGATGTCCCTTTTCGCTCTCGGCGTACTTTTCGGAGCGGTTGCTGATCTTCTCATCGATGGCAGCGACCATGGCCTCAAACTCGGCCTGCATCTCTTGCAGGCTGGAGAGAATCTTGTTGATCTTTTTTTGTTCGGTCTTGTTCATCGGTTTGTTGCTCCTCATACCCGCGTCGGCCAATCCGGTTCGGGTACGCTTTCTTCTTTACAGCAAATGTGTTTAGATGTAAACCTCTTTCGGGGATAAAAAAACTAAAAGGTGAAAAAAGATGCCAATCGAACAGCTACGGGACATCCTTAACATCTTGAACTTGAAAGAGGTTTCGAGGGGTTCGCAGGTGCATGTGAACACGCTTTACAGGATCGCTGCCGGGGGCGAAGCTCGCTACTCGACCGTGCGCCGGATAATGGAATATTTGCAGTCAAGAGGTATTCTAAATGGTTGATGTAACAAGCATATTCGGCGGGCCATTCTTGCCCGGCGTCAAGCATGAAGCCCCGCCGTTAGAGCATCAAATCGCAGATGCGATGCAGGCGCAGGGGATCACGCCGCCACATCCGATCCAGATTGACGGCAAGCTGCACAGGTTCCGCGCCGGGACGAAAGGCCAAGGCGGGCATGGGGACAAGACAGGCTGGTACGTGATCTACCCGGACGGCATCCCGGCTGGGAAATTCGGATGCTGGCGGGCCGGGATAGAACAGAACTGGCGCGCGGAGATCGGGCGCACCCTGACGCAAGTCGAGGAAATGACCCATGCGAGGCGACTATCGGAGGCGAAGGCAGCACGGGATGCTGAGGTTGCCAAGAGCCGCGAGGTAGCGGCAAACACCGTCGAATATATATGGACTAATGCAACCCCAGCCAGCCCGGATCATCCCTATCTGGCGCGCAAGGGCGTGCAGCCACACGGGTTAAGGGCGACAGGCGACGGGCGGCTTGTGGTGCCGCTCTACGGCGCAGACGGGGCGCTTTCGAGCCTCCAATACATCAGCCACGATGGTGGGAAACTCTATCACTCGAAAGGTCAGACAGGCGGCAAGTTCTGGCAAATCGGAACCGCAGACGAGCCGGGGACGATTTACATTGCGGAGGGCTTCGCTACCGCCGCCACGATCCATGAGGTGACGAACCGCCCCTGCGTGGTGGCGTTCAGCGCCTCCAACCTCGTTCCGGTGTGTAACACCATTCGCGAGCATTTCGGAGCCACGCAGGACCTAGTGATCGTGGCGGACAACGATGTCTCCGGGACGGGTCAGAAATATGCCGATCAGGCCAGCGCGAAATTCGGGGCGCGGGTTGTCATGCCGCCGATTCCGGGAGACGCCAACGATTACGTTCAGGCGGGGCATGATCTGGCGGCGCTCCTGACGCCGCAGCCTGATGATTGGCTTCAGTCCGCCGACAGCTTGTGCGATCAACCTGCGCCGATTGCGTGGCTGATTAAGCGATGGCTACAGGACAAGGCGCTCATGATGCTGCACGGGCCGTCCGGGGTGGGAAAGACATTTATCCTGATGGATATGTGCCTGCGGATCGCGACCGGGAAAGATGACTGGAACGGATTTAAGGTTCGACCGGGCATGGTGGTCTATCTAGCGGGCGAAGGCCACTATGGACTGAGAGGCCGCATCGCCGCTTGGAAACACCAGCACGGGGCGAAGAAAATCAATATGTGGGTGAGCCGCCACGGTTGCGATCTTAACACCGCGCAGGGCTATCAGAAGGCGACAGACGCCATCAGAGCGTTATCGGAGCCTCCAGCGATTATCGTGATCGACACCCTGCATCGTTTTCTTGATGGCGATGAGAACTCGGCTCAGGACGCCAAAACCATGATCGACGCTTGCGACCGGATGAAACACGAGTTCGGATGTTCCGTCATGCTCGTCCACCATACCGGGGTGAGCGACGAAGCCCAGCACAGGGCGCGAGGGTCTTCCGCATGGCGTGGGGCTCTGGATATCGAGATCAGCGTGACGGGCGGCAAGAACGATGCTCCGATCAAGATCGAGCCACGCAAGGTCAAAGACGGCGAGGAGCCAGACCCGATCTATTGCGATCTGGAAAGCATCACCATTCCCGGCTGGCTCGACGAGGATGGAGAGCCCGTTAAAAGCGCCGTTCCGATTAAGGTGGCGGCGCCGGAAAAGGCGAAGCCGGGGCGCCCGGCGCATGATAACAAGCAAATCTTTCGTCGTGCATGGTGGGATCAGAAGGATCAGGCTGAATATACAGACGACGGCGCACCCTACCTGACACGGGCAGCACTGGCTCACTTTTTGGAGCATACAATAGGCAAAAAGGACACCGTGGCGAAGCAATACGCGAAAGAAAGCGGGCCGTTCATTAAGCCATTGATCGATGCGAAATGGCTTGTCCCATACGGTAAAGGTTACGCTATTGCGGATGAGGTCGACAAGCTGTCAATGGTTAAGGTCAAGCCGTAAAGAAATTAAAAAACCCTGAATAATTAATTTACTTACCGGGGGGGCAAATGCGCGTAATTCGGTAAATAAAATAACCCCCCCTCTATAGAGGGGGGTTTTCTTTACCGATACGAGCGGCGGGTTTCTGGGCGATTAGAGAAATATTTTCGCAGGGGGCTTTTCATATGAAAAGATTGCGCGTATGATGTTCTTCTAGGTTGATAACAGGAGCTTGGCCATGATCGAGTTAAACACAGAGACTTTTGCCCCCGCCATCGAGCCGTCGAAGAATGCCGAAAAGTACGGATGGAACGAAGGCTCTGTCGAAGTAACGTTTCATGGCAAGACCCAGCGCGTTCGCTGCCTAGCCCCTAGCGAGAGCCGAGATTACTGGATGATCTATGGCCTCTGCGCCCGGTACGCGACTGGCTCCAAGGTTTGGCACGCCTCGCTGACCTTCAAGGGAGGTCGTGTCACGCACATCTCGACCGGCTTCGAGAACCGCTCCGGTCGCTTCAGTCAGCCGCGCCTTGTCGGGTTCATTGAAAACGTGAGCGAGCAGCACGTTAGCAAGCGGTGAAAATCAGGAGGGGCTCCGGCCCCTCCACCCTGATTTAATTCCTAGAGGAGCAAAACATGCCCTACAACTTCCAAGCCCCCCGCTACGCCGCCACCAGCTACACGATCAAAAACCTCTTGCTCGACACTGGCGCGACCTTCTCTGGCGAACTCTCTATTGAGCCGGATGGGTTCTCGTCGGAGGACTGGTATATCTACCGGGCCTGCGCAGATGACCCGGAGGACGAGGACAAGATCATATATTTTGATTCGGAGACGAACGCGGAAATTTTTCAAGCCATCTGTCGGGCGGTCTATGGAGACGTCTATCTGTGCATGGCGATTGGCGGGGAGGCGATGGAGTGAGCGCCCTCCTCAAACGCTACCGCTACAAAGGCCAGTACGGCTATATCTACATTATGGCGATCAATGACGACGACGCCTTGATCCAAGCCAAGCGGTCGCTTTACCGG